TTAAATAAAAAACTTTTTCTATAAAGTATATATAATTAAAAAATAATGACTTTTTTACATTTGTTTGGAAGTCAAATTCATCTACGACACTAAAGATGTCGTAGTTTTCTTTGACAGATATATAAAAATAATAAAATTTAAAATTTAAAATTAATTTAAATGAAAGTATGACAAAACAAAATTTAGCAAAAGAAATATATGATATTGTAGGAAATTTTTCACAATGGGGATTCAAAAAACAAAAAAGTACTGTAGAAGAATGCTGGAAATAAAATATGTTTATTTCACTTTTTTAATTATATCTAATCTATCTTGTTAGAGATTTTTTCAAATAATATTTTATATATGACTTCTAATGTAGATGGAATTTGATCATCATATACTAATTCAACGTAATATTTATGCTTTTTATTTATGTTTGTGGATAATTCTAATGTAAATACATCGCTAGAGTCAACATATTTGAAATCTGAAGGAGTAACTTCGAATCTTATGAAAAAATCATCATCTTCGATAAAAAACGAATATTTTTTAACTTTATCATACATACTTCTTGATATTGTTAATGATGATTTAATAACCTCATCAGGTAAATTCTGTGGGATATCTTTTTTGGACTCTAAAAAGGTTTTATAATTATCCATATTTAAATTAATTGATTTTTTTTATATATTAATATTTAGTAGTTTTATAATTTTTATTTATTTTGTTAGAAATTTTTACTCTTTTATCTTTTTCTATGTTTTTTCTTATTTTTTTCTTTTTTTTCTTTTTTCCTGAAAAATAAGGATCCTTTATATTATATTTATTGAAACCAATTATAATAGTTGATGGTTCAGTGTAATTACCTCTTGGTACGGTACTTGATATCGATTGGGATGATTGTCCCATTGGTTGGGTGTCATTAAGGTATCCACTGGTTGTTGCGTTGCCAGTAACATCTCTATAATCAACATTACCAAATCCAGATCCTTCATTGAAATCATTAAATTTTTTAATTTTTTCTTTTTTTCTTTTTTTTAATTTTTTCTTTGGTTTTTTAAAATAATCATCTTCAATAATTTTAGTGTTAAATCCTGTTATTTTATCAGGATTACTACTAAGTACATTATTAGTAAGCCTTTGGTTATAAAACACATCGAAATTAGGAGATGGTCCTAATTGCAATGGAAGGTAAGATATAGTTGATTCATTTTTAAATACACTATTTTTTTCTTTTCTTTTTTCGGTGATATAATCAATCAACATATTTTTAACGTCATTCCATACCTTTATTTCATGGATTCTATTTCTATTTATGAAATCTAATATATCTTTATCTATTTTAAATATTGTTGTTATAAGTTGAGTGTGTTTATTAAAAAATAGTACTATTTGTTTGTCCCAATTATAAAATATTATATTAAATCCTTTAGCTTTCACTGGGAAACGTATAATATTTTCACCTTTATTATTTTTTAAACTAATAGAATTTTTCATAATATAATCACAATGTTCTTTTATTCTGTTTCTTATGGGTTGAATAATTTCTTTTAGTAATATACTTTCGGTATTTGTCATAGATAAATCTTCGGGGTTAACCGAATGTGGATAATTAACATCAACAACTTTTTTATCTTGTATCATATCTAATGTATTTAAAATATTAAGATTATTAATATCATCTGGATTGATTTCGTCTGGTGTTCCAAATTTATCAATAACTAATAAGTCATCAGATGTTGTTTTTGCAATTGATATTGCTTTCTTTAATATATTTAACATAAATTCGGTATCGAATTCAATTAAATGTTTTATTGCGTGACTAGTAGCACCATGAGTGGATGAATGTTTAAATGATGAATAAGGATAACAATATTTTTCTTCTTCATCAAAAACAACAGTATCAGTTGCAGATGTATTATCTATATTACCTGGTGATTTTTTTATTAAATCATTAATAACTTCTTTATCAACATCATTATATATTTTTCGATTTGCTGGTAAATCTTGATTTTTTCCTAAATTAAATTGTATTTTTTTTTCAATTATAAATTGAGAATATTTTAATATCATATTTATTTCTTCTTTTTTAATTTATATATTTTTATATATAAAAATGTAAAAATAAAAAAATTAAGTAAAATGTTGAAATTATATGAAGAATTTTTAGAATATGATAAATTACATGAGGTAATTTTACAATTAGAAAATAGAATAAAATATTGGTTTAGTGAAGAAGGCACATTAGGTAAAGATACTAATTTAGTTGATATAGATAGTACTGTAACTAATAAATATAGTTATAGGAGCATAACAGCTATGTTTAGTAATGAGAATTATATGTATCAATGTATTTTTACAGTTAATTCTGAAGATGGTGATAAATGTAGTATTACAATTAAAAGATATGAATTAGATGATCAAAAATTACTTGATAAAATAACAGAAAAAATTAATATTGATGATGTCAAAGAAGATTTTATAATATCTAAGATAAGTGAAATGGAAGAAAAAAATGACAATCCAGAAAAAAGTAAAATTGAAGTGGAAAAAGAAAAGATTCAAAGTGATGATAATGTAGATGTAGATGATACTGCAGATAATCCGATGGAGATTGGTAATGAAGAAAATAATGATGATCAATTTAATCTTGGGGGGCCTGGTGGTGATGATGATGAATACGAATTTTAAAAAAAATATTTAAAAATAATAAATGGTGATAATAACAGGATTAAATTTAAATAGAAGATTTAAAGAAATTCCGGAATATAAATTAGATTTAGGATTAGCGGTTAAAATAGATAGTGGTAAAAAAGGAAAGGATTATTCGTCTGGTGGTCAGTGGAATATTAAAGATAAAAACATAAAGAAATTTTATGATACTTATGGTAAATATATAAATAGAATTGGTAAGATAGGAACTTTATTATTTTATATTGATTATAGTATGTCAGTCGATGATATTATTATAATGAATGAAAATGAAATTTATAAATCTGAATATAACGGTGAAAACATTAGATTGTTTTTATCACAAACAATAGAAGATGTACTAACTAATAAATTAGTATCCCATATGAAAGTTGAATTGAAAAAAGAAGTGTTTGTTGATGTTAAAAATATGTCTAATAAAGAATTATCAGAATATCTTCGTAATAAATCAAGAGAAAAATAAAAATATAATAAATTTTATAGTTAATCCATTGATAATGAACTTATTCCGTTTTTATCTTTAGTTACATTTATTAAATAGTCATAGTCTATATGATGTATGTGTTCTATTAATATTATTTTATCTATATGATTTTTTAGATCATATAAAAAATTAGAAAATTCATCTATTGATTTATCAACCATTTTTATCATAATTTCATCAAATAGTATAAAATTCGGTTTAGAGGTATGATTTATTTTTCTCAATGCCATTTTTAGAGCACATGCGTGAAATGTTCTTTCTTTTCCAGATCCTTCAATAGCATTGTATGTATTATTGTCTATTTTAGATTTCATTTTTAGGTTTAATTCTTCATCAAATATTAAATCGAAATCCACATATGATAAAAGATTTTGTAAATAGTTATTGATTAAATGAATAGATTTTTTTAATAGATATGATGGTAATCCATCTCTATGCATTGATTTCATATATGTGTTATGAATAAAATTTATATTTTCTTGTTTTTTGAATTTTTTTATTAATATATTGTAATCTTCAATTGTTTTATTTTTAAGTATTAAATTTTTGTTAATTATTGATTTATTATCACTATTATTATTTTTTTCATTATTTAATATTGAGATAATATTATTAATATTATTAATATTTTCGTTTATTTTTATATTTTTATTTATAAATTTTTCATTTTCTAAATACTTGTTTATCTTTTCTTTGTTTTTGTTATTTTCTATAATGTTTTCGTTTATTTGTATTTTTGTATCTTTTATTTTAGATATTATTTTTTTTCTTTTATCGTAATTTCTTTTATCGATTTCTAATTTGGGTATATCGATTTCCATTTGTTTTAATATTGGTTTATATTCTTTTATTTCTATTGATATTTTATTTATTATATTTTTATTTGTTTTTATTTTGTTTTTATTTTCATTTATTTTTATTGTATTAGAATTTTTAAAAGTCAAATAATTTATATTTTCGTTTATATTTATGTTGGTTATTTTTATTTTATCCAATAGAATTTTTATGGGTTTTGAATTTTCATAAATTTTATTAATTGTTGATTTTTTGTTTATGATTTCATTTATTATGTGTTGTTTAGTATCTAATTTTCTTTTACATGTTGGGCATATTTTTGTTTTTGTCGACTCTGATAAAATATTAATTTCATTTTTTAATTTGTCAATGTCTTTTTTAGATGATTTTAATTTATTTATTAATGATATTTCTTCTATTTTTTTATTATTTATTTGTGTATTATTAATAATATTATATTTATCTTTAATTTCATTTTCAGTGGTTTTTATTTCAAAATCATTATTTTTTATATTATTTTCTATATTTTTAATTTCTATTTCTTTTTTTAATAATATATTTTTAGATTCATTATATTTATCCTTTAATTCATCAATCCTTAAACCACTAAATTTTGGATTTATAATTTCACTATAATCATATTTTAATTTTATTATTTCAGATTTCATTGTTTTTATTTTTTGATTATCAAATTCTATAGAATCATCAATAGATTTAATATTTTCTGATAAATTGACGGAATTTATTTTCATTATTTCTTCATCTATATTATATAATTTACTAATGAAATTTTCTTTGACGTTTTGATTTTTATGAACTTTATTGTCTAATTCTTGTATTTTATTTTCTATTTCATTTACTATTATTTCATCTTGATATATTTCTTTTAATATTTTTTCAATTTCGTTTTTGGTTTTGGTAATATCTATTATTATTTTTTCTTGATTTAAGGATTTTTTATATTCTTTAAATTCTTGTAGTTTTTTTTCAAAAATATCATATCCGGCATCCCTAATAATATTATCAATAAAAACACTTCTATCAATTGATAATAAATCATTTATATTATCAGCGTTAGTTAATGCCAATCTTGTAAAATCTTGAAAATCCCCCAATATATTATCTAATTTTTGTTGGGTTTTTGTTTTTGTTTCCTCAATTATTTTGTTTTTTTCGGATTTTTCTGTACCTTTATAATAATCTAATTTAGTGGAACAAGAAACCATTTTTCCATTTTTAACTGTTTGTTTAGTTTCTCTATATATGAGAAATTTTTCACCATTTATATCTATTATTACACCACCATTACAGGAGTTGATATTTCTTTTATTATTTATATATCTACTATCACCATTTTTTTCTCTTTTTTGAGTTGATAAAGTAGTACCATAAATAATATAACAAATTATATCTAATATAGTAGATTTACCATCTTGATTGGATCCATTGATTTGAATTATTCCATTTTTATTTTCTAAATTAATTGTATTGTTATCTCCATAAGATTTAAAGTTATTAAACCATAATTTATCAATATTCCATTTTATATTACTATGATTATCAATATTTAATCTCTTATTTATAATATTATCTAAACCAATAACATTTTCTATAATGTTTTTTTTTATTTTATTTGATATTAGATATTCTTTTAAAATATTTTGTTGAATATCTTCATCGTTAATATTAATTGTTTCTGATAGTAGTTTTGTGTCATTTATATCTGTGTATAATGGTGTATTCTTAAATGTAATTGAATTACTTCCATATTTTTCTTTTACGAATTTTATTAATTTTTGTTCGTTTTCAGTATTCATATTAATACTGAAATCTTCCCATTTTATTTTTATTTTTGTTTTTTCATTTTTATCTATTTTACCAATTTTTAAATTATCATAATCAGTTTTTTGATCAATTGATATATTTATGAATTTGTAATCATTGTGAATGTTTTTTTCAGTAACTATTCCATTTTCGATATCCCATATTAAATAACCGTGATTTTCTATTGACTCACCGAAGTGTTGTTGGATAAGTGAACCAGAAAATGCTTTTGTTCTTTTTTTGAAAAATTGACGAAGATGAATGTCATTTAACATTGAAAAATTACCTTTGAAATCAGATATATTGGCATTTTTCCCTTTCATTATTAACCCGTTATTTAATTTACATCCATTTATTGGGTTATGATATAAATCAATATATGTTTTATTTTTTAATTTTTTATTAAAATCTTTCCATGGATTTAACCCATCTGCGTGTGACCATACAACCCATGTTACATTTTCATCAGTATAAAATCCACTTTTATCATAATAAATTATGTTTGGGTTTTTTATTAGTGTTGTAATGGTTTTTATTGTATCTATTCTATTTTTGTTTTTTTTCATATAATCGTGATTGCCAAGTGTTAGTATAACTTTGGCGATAATAGATAGATTATTTAAAAAATCGGCTACTAATATGAGTGCTTCACCTTCTAAATCAATAAAATTGTCATATAAATCACCACCGATTACAATCCTATCTGGTTTTTCTTCTTTTAAATCTTTATAAAATCTTTCAAAAACTTCTCTGTATTCGTGGTGTCTTTCCATTGATTTCCTGATATGAATATCACCACAATGAGCTATTTTTCTAATCATAAAATATAGAAATATTTTTCCTATTTATAGGATTTTATTTTTAATATGTTTATATTTTTATTATAAAATAAATTAAAACAAATAGAAAAATATATAATAGAAATATTATGCATAAAATAATAACAACAGAAAATAATGAAAGATATTTAATTATTGATAAAATAACGATTAATAATTCCACATTTTATTTATCTAAACATATAAAAGATAGGAGTATGTGTGTGGTGAATCCGAAATCAGTTATTAAATATGAGAAGGTTGATAAAGGAAATAAACCTTTTCCTCATTTAGCATAGTTCCTGTGGGGTTTTATCTTAATTAAAAAAGAGGAAAAATGGAAGGAAAAGAACTACCAAAACTAAGAACAAAAATAATTTAAAAAAAAATTAGATTTTCTAAAAACTTATTGTATCTTTGTATCATATTAAAAAATGGAAAAAGTTGACAATTTTTTATAACTATATAGATAAAATAAACGTAAAAAATAAAATATAATAAAAAAAAATAAAAATGAATAATTCTACACAAAATACGATGTTTCAACAAGGCACAACAGGGAGACCTGTAGCGCCATGTTTGGTATGAGTGTAGATGAAAAAATAATTATATATGATCGGTAAAACGGTTTCCCATAAATCTACACTCAAACTCAAAAGGTTTGGGTGTTTTTTTTTGTGAAAAATCTTAAATATAATGCCTTCTTCGCATAGTGGTTGATTGCACTTGTCTTGTAAACAAGATCCGAAAGGACACGTTGGTTCGAATCCAACAGAAGGCTCAATAAGTTCATTGACATCTTGGAAAATAAATTTCGGGTAGTAGAGGAGTTTGGTTTCTCGCCACATTTGGGATGTGGGCTTTATGCATACGCAGGTTCGAATCCTGTCTACCCGACACGGCCCCATAACATAACGGATAATGTATGAGTTTTCTAAACTCAGAATCTAGGTTCGATTCCTAGTGGGGTCTCAATGGCGAAGTGCTCGAGTGGTTTAAGGGATCTGATTGCAAACCAGTTATTCGTGGGTTCGAATCCCACCTTCGCCTCAATAATTTTAAAATGCATTCAAATTTTTATGCAAGATGTAGCTTAATGATAAAGCGCAGCGCTTCCAACGCTGAGACGGGGTTTGATTCTCACATCTTGCTCCATATAGTTCCATAACTCAGTTGGTTAGAGTGTTTCTTTTACATGGAAAAAGTCGTTGGTTCGAATCCAACTGGAACTACAATTAATTCATTCTTTTCTTATAATCACAATAATGACCTATGGTGGAATTGGTTAACACGTCAGATTTTGATTCTGAAGATTCTGAGTTCGAACCTCAGTAGGTCATCAATTTTTTAAGAATACAGCAAACTAAAAAGGACTAAATTTATAATTTAATATTCTAAAAAGTGTATTCTGTAAAATGGGGTTGAAGCTAAATTGGCTAAGCGTCACACCTGCAATGTGAAAACTAGCGAGTTCGAACCTCGCCAACTCCACAACCCATATGGTTTGAAATGGATTTTTTCCACTTTTTTATTTTTATATATAAAGATAAAAAGAATTATGTGGTTAAATGTAAAAATATAGAATGTAATAATGAAACAGAAGGGAATAAATTATATTGTTCATTAAAATGTAGAAATATTTATGTAAATAAATATTTAAGAGATTATAAAAAAAATTCAAAAGGATTAAGTGAAAAATTTAAAGGTAGTTATAGTGATAATATAAAGTATTGTTTGTTTTGTGGAGTAGAGATACCATATGATAAAAGAAGAAATAATTATTGTAATAGTTCGTGTTTTGCGTCTCACACGAATAAAAATAAAAAAGGAATGAAATATTCTATGAGTGTTAGTGGGATTAAATCGATAAGAGAATCCAATAAAAAAAGGGATTATCAAAAGAAAAAAGATTATTATTCTAATATTAAAAAATGTTTAAATTGTGGAAAAAGATTACCATATTTAAACAGAAATAATATTTATTGTAATAATCAATGTAGATATACTTATATTAATAGGAATAAGACGGAATATGAAATTTATAAAAAGGATATACAATTTAAGTTTAATTTATCGGATTATGAAGATGAATTTGATTTTTCATTGATAAAAAAATATGGATGGTATAAAGCAAAGAACAGGGGAGATAATCTCAATGGTGTAAGTAGGGATCATATGATTTCAGTAAAAGAAGGATATAGATTAAAAATTGATCCAAATTTATTATCTCATCCAGCCAATTGTGAGTTAATGGTACATGTGGATAATATTAGTAAATTGGATAAGTCTTCAATTAGTTTAGAAGAATTAAAGGAAAGAATAGAATATTTCGATAAAAAATATAAATAAATTTTTAGATAATAAAATAAATTGAAATTATGAAAAGGTTGGAATTTTAGTTGTTTATTTATTCATTCTGTGATTAAATCTACTATGTATCAAGTGATTTATTTCTATAATTTTTATTCTATATAAACATATCCATTTTTATCATCATTCCATTTTAATGTATCTTTATGATAATTATCACCTTTATAATCTTTTTTAACATTTTCAGAAAAGGAATAATCTCCATTTTCCAGTTCTATTGATTCGGCTTCCAAACAATAATCTTGTTCATATTTACACCATTGTGCATCATCGATAAATAAGTGTTCTTCATCTCTTTCAGAATAAACGGTATCATCCCCAAAAATCCAATCATCTCTACTATTAATATAAATAATATTATCATCATCTGGGTGAAAATATTCATCATATTTTTTTGAATATTTTGCTTCATCTTTATATATATGATCTCCACCATCATATTCAACCCAAACAACATTATCATCTTCAGGACTAAAATATTCATCATGATAATTTGACCATAGAACATCATTTATAGAAAAATATTCATTACCTATCATAATAGCATCATCCCCATCTATTTCGTTTCCGTAATAATCAATCACACAATCATCATTATCATCATCATCATAACCTCTATCAATTTCATCCCAATCTTCTTCATTATATGGATCTATTTCGTTAATAAAATCATTTGATTCATTTAATTTTTTATATTCGTTAATAAATTCGTTATATTTTTTCATTTTTATATTATTTTGTTAAAATTTAATTTTTTTATGAATATGTAATAGATTCGATAGTTGGATAATAGCCAAATTCTGTTCTCCATTCATAAGTTATACCAGTATTTAACCAATAAGTAATATATGTTTCCCCACTTACATAATAATTATAACCCCCTCCGTAATCATTTGAGAATTTTTCTCCATTAGATGTAAGACTTGCAAATGTTCCAAGATTGTTATCTTCTAAGTATTTTTTTGCAGAGGTTTCATCGGCTCTTAATGGCAATAAACCTAATTGTTCATTTCGGTTATTTGTATTTTTTATTGTTGGATTGGTAATTGTTGTTGCCATATTAATATATTTTTTTATTTATATATTAATAAAACATATTGGAAAAATATATCATAAAAAAAGAATTGGATTCTATTTTGAAATGAAGTTTAGTTTTTAATATATAAATAAAAAAATAAATAAAAATATATGAAAATTTTGCAATTATTTGAAGAGTGGGTTTGGAATAGAAAAAAAAAATATGAACCGATAAAAAAAATAACAAATAATCAGGAAAATGAAATAGATGTGTATGACGATTATGAAACTGATAACCCATTTAATACTTTAGGGACATTTTTGAACAATAAACTTCAGGTTGATTTAGATTATGAAATGGGTGAGTATCAATCAGCATCAGATTATTTAGATGATGAAGTTGGTAAAATATTAAAATTAGATATATTACAAGATGATAAAATTAAAAAGATGATAGATATCATTACTAAATTTGAAATAAGATTACCTCCTTATAAATGGACTGAATCAAAAAAAGAAAAATTAAGGGACAAGTTAGAAGATATGTTTGAAAAATTTTAATTGAAAGGTTAGAATAAAAATTAAAAATAAATAAAAAAAACTTAAATAAATTATATTTATATATAAATTAAATTATCACCCATTCGTCTAGTCCGGCCTAGGACGCAGGGTTTTCATCCCTGAAACAGGGGTTCGAATCCCCTACGGGTGACTACTATCAAAAAATGCAATAAAATGAAAAAAATTAGTGTTATATTATCATGTAATGGGTTAGGTGATACATTATCATCTATACCAACAATTAGATATTTATATAAAATATATAAATATAATATAATTGTATTTACATATAACCCATCGTTATTTAAAAATTTTTCATATATTCATGCTTATGATTTTGATGAACATGTTAATTATAGTGATTTAGATATAATTAGTACATTTCAAATTCAGAAAAATATACATCCAAGAGTTGATATAAGACAATTACATGCTAGGTCGATTGGGGTGGAGTTATTACCAACTGAGATGCATATTGAATATTATCCTGATGATTATATTAAAATAAATAATTTACCAGAAAAATATGTAACAATACATGCTGTACAAACATGGCCTTCAAGAACTTGGGATACTATTAAATGGCAAGAATTGGCTAATAAATTAAATAATGAAAATATAAAAGTAGTTTTGGTTGGAAAAAACGAAAGTGAAAAAGGAATATCAATTAGTTATGATAAACCAACATTTAAAATAGACAATGTAATAGATTTAACAAATAAATTAAGTATAGATCAAACATGGCATGTATTAAATAAATCTGAAATGGTAATTACGATGGATTCTGGTATATTACATTTAGCGGGATCAACGGATTCTTATATTTTGCAATTAGGTAGTTCTATTGATTTTAGATTTCGGGCACCTTATCGTAAAGGGAGCCAGAAATATAAATTCTCTTATATTGGTGGAGAATGTAATTTATGTTGTGCATCTAATTTAGAATATGCTATAAAATTTAATAAAAGACATAATAACATACCTCCTATTGCTTTTTGTTTAGAAAGAACAGATAGTTTTTGGAAAAAAGATAATTTTGATGAAAATATTTATAGATGTCATCCAACTGTTGATAGGGTGTTTAATGAGATAATTCACATATATGAATATTATAACTTTAAGAAATAAAAAAATACATGATAAATTTAGCACTTTTTTCGTCCGGAAATGGTTCTATTGTTGAGAATATACATAAGTATATTGATAGTAGAAAATTAAATACAAATCGAAAAGATTCAATGATAATAAAAATGGTATTTATTAATAATAAAAATGCCTATGTAATAAAAAGGTGTATTGGGTTAAGAATACCATATTTTGTTTTTAATGAAGATGATATGAAAAATGGTAAAATTTTTAATAAATTGAAAAAAGAAAAAATAGATTTTATATCATTATGTGGGTATTTGAAATTAATACCCAAACAAATAGTAGATTATTATAAAAAAAGAATTATAAACATTCACCCATCGTTATTACCAAAATATGGAGGTAAGGGTATGTATGGTATGAATGTTCATATGAAAGTAATAGATAATAATGAAAAATATTCTGGTATATCAATTCATTATGTGAATGGGGGTTATGATGATGGTGATATAATAATTCGAATAAGACAACGAATAAGTATGTCAGATACCCCTGAATCACTTGCTAATAAAATACATTTTTTAGAATATAAATGGTATCCCGTAACTATATACTCATTGTGTAATAATTTAGATGAATTGTATTAGTAAAATGATGTTGGTAATCAAGAACTTAAAAAACAAAAACAAGGGTAATTATACTAAACGTGATGAAAAATAACTTATATAAAACTTATATAAAAGGAATTTTTTAAGATTTTTATACCCTTAAAAGAGTCTTAAAGAAATTTAAGGCTCTTTTTTTTATGCTTTTGAAAAAATGTTAATTATTTTTATATTTCTTTAATATCTTATTAATCAAAGGGATATATGAAAATATGTTCATAATTATCTATAAATGAATTTATTGGAAAAATAGTAAATTTTAAGGTAAATTATATATATTACTAAGATAGGAAGTTTTAAACCCCTATAAAAAAGAATGTATTGAAATCTTATGTATGAGTTAATAGATATTTTATTAAAATTTAAACCAAGTGAATCGGAAATGAAAAAAGCGATAAGTGATTATATCTTTATTGAAGGTAAAAATAAAGACGATATAAAGGATATAAGAGACAAATTGAAAATGAATTCAAGTATGATTTTTAAATCGTTTAATGAATATCTATTGAATATGAATGATACAAAGGATAAATTAAATTATTATAAGGATGCTGATGTCGCTGAAATCTTTGGTAAGGATATAATAGCCACTATTAAGAATTGGAGGAGACATGTTTTTTGGGTTAAAAAATTGTATATTTGCATGAACGAATTTTTTAATTTCTTTAAAGAATAAGGACTATCGTATAGTGGATATAAATTAGATATAAGACACTATCTTATCTTATTGTATATCTTATATAAAACCCTTTGAAATGATATTAGATACTCTTAAATTAAAAATAAAAAATAAAAATTCCCATTATTATATAATGGGAATTATGTTTCTTATATTCTAAATAGATACATATTAATATTTTTTGAATCATATTCATTATCAATTATTTCAACATATTTATATCCATTTCTATACATAAAATTAAATACATCAATTCTATTATTGAATAATTTCTTCTTCCCCCATGTAACTAAATAACCATTTATATATGTTTCTCCACAATCTACATATACACTAACATCTGATTCTGTTTCATTTATTATAATAATATTAATATATCCAATATCTACTAATGCTAACGATGATATCATCCATCCATTTACATTTATATTATAGAATATCTCATCTTTTCTTATAGAATCTCGTAAATCATATTCTTTTTGTGATACACCAGGAGGAAGTGGCACTTTGTAATATTTACTTTTTTGTACCTTCCATTTTTTAGCCTCTTCCTTCCATATTGGAGCCATTTCAATTTTTTTTAGAGAATCATATTTTGAGATTTTAAATTCGGGAATTTTGTTTTGGTTTTGTGCGAATGTTATCATACTGATAAATGTTATCGCGATAATTATAATTAATTTTTTCATGGTTTAATTTTTTAATTTATTTATTGATTTTTTATTATGCAAAGATAGACAAAAAAATTCAAATGTCAAGTAAATTTGAAAAGAATTTATTATTGTAAAATAATTGAAAAAGTTAAATAAACATAAAAAATCAACTTTATTATATATATTAAAGAGAGTAATAATAAATAAAAATAAAGTAATGGGTAGAAATAAGAAATATGGAATTAGAGTTGAAAAACGATTGAAAAAAGAATTGGTAGAATGTTTAGAAAAAACGAATGGACAAATTTATAAAAGTTTAAAGATTCTAAAAATTCAACCGACAATTTTCTATAATTGGAAAAGGGATGATATGGAATATAAAACTGAGGTTGATGAAAAACTGCAATCTATAAGAGAATTAAAAGTTGATGAAGCAGAGGAACAATTACAGAATAATATAAAACAAGGTAATCAGAGAGCGTTAGAATACTTCTTAAATAATCACGGAAAATCCATAGGTTATAGTAATGTAAAAGAAAAAGAAGTGGTAATGACGGCTGAAAAGACCCGATATGTGCAATCATAATTTGGCACTAGCACAATTATTTAGCCGGAGAAAATGAAAAGGCAGAAAAAACTTTTGTGCACCAATTCTTGATATTCCAATAATTGATTATGTAGGAGTTGATTCTGATGGAGATGATTCTTTTGATAATCATTATCCTGTATTGTTGAATTTGGTACTTTGGCTTTCGAAGATCTTTGGCCAGGTACAGGCGATTACGATTTTAATGATCTGGTTATAAATTATCAGTTTAATCAAATTACTAACAATAATAATGATATTTGATTTTGGCCGTATTCTTTTCCATAAACAAATGGTATGGAATCAGGATCCAGGCTTCTTAAAATACTTCCTTTTGATGGAGAAATAGAATAATTCTCATATTCAATAAATAATTTTTTAATTAATAATTATGCAAAGATAAACAAAAAAATTCAAATGTTGGAAAGTTATTAAGAATTGATATTTTTATACCAATTTTATCAAGTCTTTTTATAAATATTTCAATTTTTTTCATATTTAAAATTCTTTAATATAACAGTTTGTAGTATTTTGAAGACAATCACAGAATACTAATTCTAGATTATTATCATATTTGTTTTTATATATTTTAATATTTTCTATAGTAGTATGACCAACTATTTGATTAAAATGATTTAAAGGATCAGTTATTAATTCATTTTTATCACACCATAAAGGACCACCTGTTTTATTCCACCCCCCTCTTGATTTTCCTACATTAAATAGAATATTTGATTCATGAAAAAATAAATTATTTAAATTTTTAGATAATGTATTGTCTTCGTCTAATATATTAAATTTTTTATTTTCTTCTGAATTAAAATAAGGTATGTATTTATTTTCATACCACCAATTACTTATACCAGCATGAGTCCAAATAGTATCATCTATTTGAAATGAAAATTGAAATAATGAATTGTTTTCTTTAAATATATCATGTAAATCATATTGCATTGTTGGTCTATATCCAGTACATCCATATTTATTATAATCTAATAAGTATTGAATATCATGATTTCCCCAAAGTAATATAATATTTTCTGGATATTTCTTTTTAAATTTAATAATTTTTAACAAATTTTTTAAAATCCTTACATTTGTCTTATGAAAAGCATCAACATAATCACCTAAAAATATGTATTTATCATATATAGGTTTTATATTATTTTCGTTAATTAATTGGTTTATATCTTCAATGTCTATCCAATTAGATTCACCATGAATGTCTCCTATAGTTAATGTTTTCATTTTATTTTAATTTTTTACAAAAATAAACATAATTTTTTTAATAAAAAAATTGTTTTATTGGTTATGAATCTTGTTATAACTATTTGAACACTCATCATTATCACAATATCTTTTACCCGATAATTTAAAAAATCCACGTCTAGTTGTGCTATTACAATTTTTACAGTAATAAGTTACACCCTCTCTTAATATCCTATCTAATGGAAATGGTGGTGGTAATGGTGGGTTTTGTTTAGATTTTTTTTCCATATATTAATTTATTTTAATTTGATACAATATAAACAAAATTATTGATATAAAAAAATTTGTAATATATTCATTCAAAAAATAATTGTTTAATTTGTTTTTGATAATAAAATAATATTGATTAAATTTACGAAAAAGTGTTATGGAAATAAAAAAGAGGATTACGAATTACATATCTACAATAATTAATGAAATTGATGATGATATTGATTTAGATATTGATGATGGTAAAATTATTGGGTTTCAAGATAACCCCGGTGGTATTGAATTTATCATAGATAGAAATAACAATCAAAGTAAATATAGATATTCGATATACCGATTAATGGATTGTAATATTACAACACTTTATAAAATAGTTTATTATATTAAAACTAAAATTGAATATGATAAAGAGGTCCAAGAAATAAAACAAAAAAAGAATCATTGGGATAAAACTAAAAAGGAATGGGCACATAAACCTATAAATCGAAAATTGATTTTAGATAGGATTAAAAACGATGGACGTCGCCATGTAAAATATATAGCAAAAAGATCAAATAGAACAATTTAATTTTTCAGCAGCATTTACACATGCTATAACATCATTTTCGCAATAAATTTTAATTTTCTCTAAATCATTATCACCCCAATAAACAGAACTACAATCTTCTCCACTCATATTTTCTTTAGGGCTATCAACATTTAGTTCAAACAACATTTCATCAAATGATGAATGTTCTAATGTTCCGTTTGATTTCCATATTTCGGATAAATCATATACATTCATATTCCATGGTTTTATGTTAAATGTTTTAAGTATAGATGGTATTTTTAATTCATATTTCATCATTTTTTTATTTAACCATGGTATATCAAAACCTTTTATATAATATCCACATAAACCAAAAGTAGTATTTTTGCTAATGTTATTAAATATATTATTAACTTCAATAACGATTTCTTGTTCATCGTCATTATATACTGATTTTATTTTTAATTCATCGTTTTTGTAATATGCCATTGATACACAGACAATTTTTCCATATTCTGGTATTAATGATGATTTATTTTTATATATAGTATCCTTATCATCATTCCATTCTTGAAATCTAATACTTTTTCTTTTTATTTTTTTCAAAAATAATTCATATCCTCGTTTATCGTTTTTTTCTAGTTCAGATATATTTTTATATCTACTTACTGTTTCAATATCAAAGTAAAATAAGTTCTTGTAATTCATTTGTGATTTTTTATTATTATATTATATATATGTGATAAGAGTTAAAAGTTTTTTATTTAAAATTGTGTTTTAATGTACATTTATTCAAAATTTTTTATTAAGTTTGGAAAAATAATATTTTTAATTTATTACTATATAAAAATAAAAATAAAATGGAATCAAATAATCTAATAAAATTTACTAATTTTAAAGTTGATAAAAATGGTAAAATTGAAAATATTTTAGAAGATGTGCAGCCTTTTGATGAAGATAATTGGGTTGATGGATCAATCAAGAAACATATTTATTGTGTTGCAACTGGGAGAGATTATGATATAGTTGGATATGTTGTAGCAGAGGATAATGATACAGCTAAACAAAAAGCAATAGAATTAGAATTAGTATCACCCGATATGGTTAGATTTCTTCGTGTTGATAAGCTATTAAAAAAATATCATAAAAGTGAACATAGTAAAAGAAAACTTGAAGCTGCTAAATCATACAGTATTTATAAATATTTGGTTGAATCTTTTCAAGAATTAAAAAAAAATAAATAAAAACTTTATAAAAAAAAGAGAATATATAAATGAACTATTTAAGGGATATATACAGCAAATAAAAAAACACATAGATTGTGAGTAGGTTTTTAGTCATACTAAAAATTTTCCTAAATAAAAAAAAATTAGTATGTGATTTTTATAAAGTTTTAAGAAACTTTTTGTATCCTGAGTGGTTTTTTAATCCTACCACTCCATAAAAAAAATAAAGGAAGAATATTAATATCAAAACACAAATTAATTTAATTTAATTTAATTTAATTTAATGTATTCTAAAAAAAAGGAGTAAAAATGGCAAGATCAGAATCAGAATTAATTAATGTTCTTAGAACAAAGGACAAATTAACAGAAAAAGGAATGGTAACAAATTCAACATCATTAGATGCGTGTGTTGATATGTTTTTTATGGCTGGTGCTTCAAGACACTGGTCAAAAGAAAAAAAACAAAATCTATTTCAAAAAGCATTTGTTGAAAATCCATTAATTGCAATGAAATTATTATTTTGGACAAGAGATGTTAGAAGAGGAGCTGGAGAGAGAGATTTTTTTAGAGTTTGTTCAGATTTTCTTTTTGAAAATTATAACAATATATTGATAAAAAATTTAAAATTGATACCAGAATATGGTAGATGGGATGATTTAAGTCGTTTATTAACGGATACATCATGTAATAATGAATCAGATATAGGAATTCTTAATTATATAAAAGATGTATTATATGGTGATTTAAATAAAATTGGATTATTAGCAAAATGGTCAAAAAGAAAAGGTTATGAATTTAATAAAATTCGTAATTTTTTGAAATTATCTCCTAAGGCATATAGAAAATTAATTGTTGGATTATCAAATACAATAGAACAAAAAATGTGTGATAAGAAATTTGGAGAGATTGATTATAAAACTGTTCCATCAGTTGCAATGAATAAATATAGAACTTCATTTTATCGTAATGATGAGAATAGATTTAAAATGTATATTGATGATGTAAAGAGTGGTAAATCCAAAATAAATTCAAAGGCAATTTATCCACATATGTTATACCACGCTCTTACTAAAAGTGGTAGAGCTGATATGAATACATTTAAAATTATTGAAAATGATGCAATTGAGGCTCAATGGAAATCTTTACCAAATTATATGGAAGGTTCAAAACATAGAATTTTACCTATAGTTGACGTATCACCATCTATGACATGGCTCAATGGTTTACCAATAGAAGTTGCTATTTCTCTTGGTATTTATATTAGTGAAAGAAATGAAAGTGTTTTTAAAGATGCTTTTATGACATTTTCTGATAATCCAACTATTGAATTTTTAAAAGGATCATTTGCTGAAAGAGCATATCAATTAAGATGTGCAAAATGGGGTAGAACAACAAATATTGAAAGATCATTTGAATTACTTTTAGATAAATCTGTTGAGTATAATATAGAAGAAAAATATATGCCAACAGTGCTATTAATTATATCAGATATGCAATTTGATAGATGTAAGATTAATGATACCGCTGTGAATATGATTAGAGAAAAATATAAAAGAGCTGGATATACATTGCCTCAAATTATTTTTTGGAATGTAAGAGCAGAAATTGATAATGTTCCAGTTGAAGATAACGAACACGGTGTTGGGTTAGTGTCTGGTTTTAATACCGGCATTTTAAAGAACATTTTAAATGTTGATATTAAAAGAAAACCTACCCCTTTAGAAACTATGTTAAGTGTTGTAAATTCAGATAGATATGATTTAGTATCTGTTTAATAATATGTTATAAATAAAATTTGTTTATCTTTGAAAAAGATATTATATTTAAATTATTAAAAATGAAAAAAATAAAAAAAAAATGAATGACCAGAAATTAGTCAATAGAGAGGAAATTACCAAAGAAATCGCAGAGTACTATAACAATAACAATAATGTAAAAAAAACCATTCAACTGGTTAAAAAATGTTTAAATTGTGGTAATGTGAATATTGTATCATTTAGAAAAAAATTGGATGATAAAGATCGTGATGGTATGCATTGTGATGTGTGTAATTGTTTTCATTATTTAGATGAGGATGGATTAATTACATATGAATATCACTATAGTGATGTGTTGAATAACGATGAGAATGTGAATTGGAAAATATCAAATAATTAAAAGGAAACAAATATTCCGGAAATATGGAAGACCATTTGTTAACTCGAATTAGTGTAAATAGGATCAAATCACATATAATAAATCTTCAAAGAACAAGTAATGTAGAAAAAACTTTGGATTATATTTTTAATACATTTGATGATTTGTTAATTGATGAGCAATTCGATTTAGTTAATAGATTTTTGGAAAACATCGACATTAATGAATTTGAAGTTAATGGATTAGTTGGTATTTTGGTAATTACTTCTGCTTGGAAAGATGAACTTCGTTTAAGAATATCGTTTTATCATCAAGTTTATGAGTTAGTTAATTCCATGTATCTTTCAGAAGAGGCTAATCAAATACTTGATGGGCTAGAGTAAACAGGGATAAAAAGAAATTTAATTTAACAACAAAAGAGAGAGTGATCTAAGAGATACTCTCTTTTTTTTTGTTTTTATAAATTATCCATTATGTGGTCGAATTCTTGTTTTACACATTCTCTTATATCGAGTGGTTTTTCATTTGTTATATTATAATTTTTTTCTATTATATCAAATATAATAAATCCGCCCTCATTATCTTCTTCCCCTGTAAATTTATGTTCGATTAAAGATTGTAGAATTTCTTCATTGTTATCTATTACTCTTTTAAATTTGTTTTCTTTTGGAAATCTTTTTGGTTCTTTGTTTTCGTTGATTTTGTTAAAATCCGAGAAATTTCTAATTGTTTTCATTTGGGTATTAATTATTTTTTTGTAAAAAATTGATTCATTTTTTTTATTTTTTCTATGTTTTATATGTCTTTTAGAAAATTTATATTTATTTTTAGTTGCTTTATCTAAATCATTGACACTTGTATTTTTTATTATTTTTTTAACTAACTTTTTTTTATCATCGGATAATACTTCTGACGATATCTCACCGTTTTTTACAGCATTTGCTAATGCTTTATCAGGTATCGTTATTCTTTTCTTTCTTTTTTTATTCATAAATTTAATACTTTTATTTATATATTAAAAAAATAAATTCGTTTTTATTTTTTTCGATTTAATTTAAAATGTTTCAAGATTATCAGAAAAAGCTATCTTTTGCGAAAATATTCATCTTCTTTTTGGGTTATTTGAAAATAGTTCAAAAATGTTTTCCAGCCCAGAATTGCTTTTTTATTCAGGGATATTTTATGATTATTTATTGTTATTTTATTATTATCATAATCTATATTATAAATTTCATATTTATTATCTTTATGATATAAATTATGATAATCTTTAAAACATAGTACCATATCACCTGGTTTTGCATTTTTAAAATAATTTATTATATCTTCATCAGATATATTTTCTTTTATAATCGAAGATTTCATTTCATTAAATTTTTTTAAATGTTTCATATTTTTTTTATTTTTTTTCAATTTAATTTAAAATAATTATTTTATTTATATATTGATTTTTGATAATGAAAAATTACTATATATACATATAAAACAATATAAATAAATATGAAAATTCAAAAAACATTTACAATAGATGAAAAAATATATGAAAAATTTTTATCATATTGTAATGAAATATCAATAAATAAATCATTGTTTGTTGAAAATTGTATTAAAAAATTATTAAAAGATAAGAAAAAAAATGCCTAAAAAAATCACAATTGAAGATTTTATTGTTCGCTCAAAACGAATTCATAATGATAAATATGATTATTCATTAGTTGATTATGTAAGTGTGAGTAAAAGAGTTAAAATAATTTGCCCTATTCATGGTATGTTTGGACAAATACCAACAAAACATTTAATAGGTAGAGGTTGTAAATTATGTGGTTTTGAAAAACGAAGATTATCTAAATTTTCAAATACGAAAGAATTTATTGAAAAATCTAATAAAACACATGATGATAGATATGATTATTCATTAGTTAAATATGAAAATGTTCATAAAAAAGTGAAAATAATTTGTAAAGAACATGGAACATTTGAACAAATTCCTAATGATCATTTGCAAGGTAAAGGATGTCAGATATGTGCAAGAAATATAAATTTAACAACAATTGAATTTATCGAAAGATCAAATAAGATTTATAATGAAAAATATGATTATTCATTAGTTGATTATAAAAATAACAAAACGAAGGTAAAAATAATTTGTAGGGAACATGGAATATTTGAACAACAACCATCACATCATTTAAATATTAATGATGGTGGATGCAAGAAATGTGGTTATGAACAGGTGAGTTTAAAACTTTTATCAAATACGAAAGAATTTATTAAAAAATCCAAAAAGATACATGGAGATAAATATGATTATTCATTAGTGGATTATAATGGTAATAATAAGAAAGTACAAATAATTTGTGAAGAACATGATATTTTTAAACAAACTCCAGCATCTCATTTAAGAGGAAGCGGGTGTCCTAATTGTAAATCCTCAAAAGGAGAAAATCAAATTTTTAATTATTTGAATGAAAGGAATATGATTTTTGAAACTCAGGTATCTTTTGGGGGTTGTAGAAATATAAATCCTTTGTTTTTTGATTTTTATTTACCAAATTATAATATGTGTATAGAATATGACGGAATACAACATTTTAAACCTGTTGAAAAATTTGGTGGTTTAGAATATTTGAAAGAAAATAAAAATAGAGATATTATTAAAAATAAATATTGCGAAGATAGTAATATAAAATTATGTAGAATTAAATATAATGAAAATATTGTAAAAAAATTGGATAAAATATTATAACTATATATATTTCAACTTGTTAAGCCCATAAAAGAAATCGACTACTCTGCATTTTATTACGCTTAAATTCTGAGAATTAAAAGATGTGTTTCCAGGTCTTTCTAATAAAGCAGTTACCCATATAATATCCCCTCTTTTTACTTTTTTTAATATTAGATCTGTGTTGAATACTGGTGCACCTGGTACGTTTTCAGATAATTGATTTTCGATTTTATCGATTTCTTTTTCATCTGTTATTATTCCAGTTATTTGAACAATATTAAATGGTCCTTTTGCTTTTTCATAATTACCATTATCCAACTTTCTTAGGACAGTGATATCATCAGATAAAGGGTCATAATCTTTAGATTTATTCTGTTTAGATTTGAAATTTTCAAAGTCAGTTGTTATTTTATTTTGTTTATCCATATTCCTATATATTAATTACCAATATCAGTTTTCTATGTCCAATTTTTTTCCAAATAATCTCGCCAATTCAAATTCAATTTCTTCCAATAATCATATCCTTCTGGTGTCAAATTCCAAAGAAAAGAATGATATAAATAATTATATTTTGCTATATCATCACAAAATGATTCTATAGTTTTATATGTTTTACGGTAAGATTCTGATGGTAATACAATGTTGTTATTTTCTAAATTTTTAATAAATGATGTGTAAGCGTTATTATTCATTAAAAAGTTTACAAAAATAGAATTGGTTAAAAGTCCAATCTATTGGGTTTTTCATATTTTTAGATTTTTTTTATTGAATATCGCCAATCCAAATTTAATTTATTCCAATAATCAAATCCTTCTGGTGTCGATCTCCAAACAAAAGGTAAATACAAATAATTATATTCTATTATATCATCACAAAGTGATTCTATAGTTTTATGTTTTTTATTATTTAACTCACAATTTTTATTTTTTAAATTTTTAATAAATGATGCGTAAGCGTTATTATTCATTAAAAAGTTTACAAAAATAGGATTGGTTAATATATTGTTTTCTTCTTCATCATCAAAAGTCCAATCTATTGGATTTTTCATATTTTTATTTTTTTTTTCATAGAATTATATTTATCCAATCCGAATTTAATTCCTCCCAATATTCAAATTTTTCTGGTGTCAATCTCCAAAGAAAAGAAAAATAAAGATAATCAGAATCTTGTATATCATCACAAAACGATTCTATAGATTTATATTTTTTTTTAAGCGAACCATTGTATTTTTCATTTTTTAAATTTTCAATAAATGATGTGTAAGCATTATTATTTATTAAAAATTTTACAAAAATAGGATTGGTTAATATATCTTCTTCTTCTTCTTCATCATCAAATGTCCAATTGATAGATTCTTTAACCAGGTTATACTTATTAAAAATTTTTGATATTGATTTTATATTATCAACCTCATATCCACGAGTTTGTTTATCTTTTATGTCATTATATTTTTTTATATGTTTCATTATATTTTCGTATTAAGTTTGGATACATTTTATAGAATACAAATGGAATATTACTATATTTTTTTATTTCTATATATAAATTATTTAAACTTAATGAACTACCACGACACTAAAGATGTAGTGATTTCGGGAACATAAAGTTCCTTCTCTTAAACGTTTCATAGATTATGCCTTTAATTTAAAAAATCAAGGGTCTTATTTGATCTCCACGTTCGTAATCAGTCGTTCCAACTGATATTATTTTTAAATTCAGTTATCACATCCATTTCTGGTAGGCACCGATAATCAATCATTAAAAATTGATTTAAATCAACTTGGTTATCGTTGATTATTATTACTTTATTGGTTTTATCTACAATTCAAGATTTCATTATAGAACCATTTGAACCAAGATATCAAAGAACATAATTAATTAAAACTTTGTTTAATTATATTTATATATTAAATAATTAAAACTAAAAAATAAAAAAAATATTATGCCTAAGTCAAGAAATGGAAAGAAACATAAGAAGAAATTAATTGAATACAAAAAAAGGTTAAAACAAAAACAAGACGCAATTAAAAAATCATATATGGAAATGATGGATGCTAAATATAAAGAAAAATTAAATGATCAACCAGTAGAAGATAAATCTGTTGATATAGAAGGAATAGATACTGATGATATGATTATTGATTAGAAAAATTAATAAAGAAAGATGTTTGATATTAATATAAATAATAAAATTGTTGAAGAATCGAAAAAATTCATTGGACAAAAAGAGATAAAAGGAAATTTAGGATTTTTAGATAAAATATTTGAAGAATATATGAAAACAGTGGGGTGGAAAAAATCACATCCATGGTGTGCTTATTTTTCTGAATTAGTATGGAAATTGGCATATGCTCAAATTGATTCTACATATGTAGAAAAATTATCTGGATTGTTTTCTGGTAGTGTAATGGCAACATGGGATAATTTTAGTGATAATAATGAATTTAATGTTGACCAGTCACCTGATAAAGGGTCGTTGATAGTTTGGAATAGTTATTCTAATAGTAAATCAACCAAATTTGGTCATATTGGTATTCTAATTGATTATGATGGTGATAAATTAACTACAGTAGAAGGTAATACAAATTCTCAAGGCGGTCGTGAAGGTATAGAAGTTGCTAAGAAAAAACGAATTCTTAATTTTAATACACCCCAAAATGGATTAAAATTATTAGGATTTATTCACCCATTTCAACCTTAATATCAAATTCGGGTAAAATACTACTAAATGATTTAAATGATTTAAATGATTTAATTTATGAATTGAATTGAATCCATGAATATAAAAATCTATAACAATTTCTTTTTATCGTATGGTGATAATTTTAATTTTGATCCGGATTTTTTTTCTTTTTCTTTTCCATTAAATTCGTCATCCATAGAAAAGACATCAGGATATAATCTACCATCATTGTCTGTATTAAAATCTAAATTAAAAAAATCATTAAAATTTAATACATCGGATTTTTTTAGTTTGTATTCTCTGTTTATATTTAATGTTTGATATATCTTATCAGTTAATTTATCAATAGTATCGTTAAATAATTCTACTGTTTTTTCTGTAAATAATCCAATCGGTTTTTTTCTTTTTTTATGAAATGAACTTAAAATAATTTTAAAAGAATATTCGATTTTAGGATTTGATTTTATATGTTCAATTGTTTTTTGGTTATTTAATAAATCTATATTTATTTTAAATTTATCTTCTTTGAAAAAATCTGGGATATGAAAATTCCATTTGATTATATCATCTTTTACATTATTCATATAATCATTGAAAATTTTACATATTATTTCTATATATAATTCGTCTTTTGTTATTTTTGTTAATTTTATATCATCTATATTTTCTAATTGTAAATATTCTAAGAAATTTATAAGAATTAGAGTATATACTTCAACATATTCGGTGTCATTGTTTAATGATAATTTTTTATGAATGGGGTTTAATATTTCGAATGAGTATTTATTGTCACCATCTATTTTTATTATAAGTTTTTCAATATTATCATTGAATTCTTCTTTATTCATTAAAAATGAATTTTCAATATTTGGGTTTAACATGGTATAAAAGAATTTAGCAAAACTTTCTTCACCGAATATGTATTTTATATCTTTGTTGGATGTATTTAAATATAAATTTATTATTTCTAATTGTTTATTATTTAATATACCTTTAAATAAAACAGGTAATGTATCAACATTAAATAATTTAGAAAATTCAATTATTTCATTATAATTATAAATATGCTTATTTCCTTTTAATATGCAAGTAAGTATGAGTGAATTTTTAGGCTTTCTTTTGTATTCTACATTTGCTGGTTGACTATCAGGGAAATATTCGAAAACAAACCACCAATTTGGATTTAATATATTTGTTATATATTCTGGTAATGAATGTAAATAATCAAATGCTTGGTTATAAAATTTTTGAACAGTTAAATCAATAAAATTTAATTCTTCGCTTTTAATAGATTTCGGTTTAATTATAAATTTATTTTTATTAAATTTAACATATATCTGTGATCCTTGTATATCTTCATATATTAAAAGTTCTTTATCTTTTATTTGAAATATAAATTCATTAGTGTTCTTTACTTTATTTAATTTTATTATTTTAGTCATAATATGTTTTTTGTCTAATTATTTATAGTATATATAAATAATTTTATGGCTAAATATAATTAAAAAAAAAAGAGGGATGTTACCATCCCTCTTTTTTTTTCTTCTTTTAGATATTTATTTTTTTGGTGTTTCTTCTGTCTTGTTTTTTACAGGTTTAGATTGTTTAGATTTATTTGTTCTTGCTTTTATTGGAACATTAAGATTGTCCATTGTTGCCATTAATTGTCTAATGGATATAGCCGTGTAAGTGTCATCACTACCATTGCTATTACCTCCACCACTTCCAACAAAATATGGAGTTTCAAATGCTTCAGGTGGATATTCTCGAATTACTTTAGCCATTTCAAGTTTATATGTATTTTCTATACCAAGAACATCAATTTTAGCTTTTTGACCTAATGCTTCTTCAATCATTCTAAATTTATTTCCTTGTCCTATCAAACGTTGAGCTTCTTTATCTTCCTTTGCTGCTTGTTTTCTTATCTTAGCTTCAACAAGAACGCCCTGTTGTTGTGATTCCTCACTTGCTTTTTCAGTTAGAATTTTTTGTTTATATGCTAGTTCTTCCTGAACATAGGTTTCAGCCATTTTATTAGCTAGTTGTTTTCTTTTACCAGGTACAAGTAGTTCAGGTTTTATATAAATATCGTTCATCTTGAATTCTTTAACCGTTAATCTTGTACCAACACTTTTTATCTTTATTGCACTGTCACATTCACTTTCCAGGTCAGATCGATTAGTTACAAATGAAGTAGCGTTTTTACTTTCACCCATGTTTCTTAATTCTGAACGAAGTATGGGAGTCGTTACATTGATCTGCAATTCTTTTAATCCTCCAACACTTGCTACCATATATGGTGCATCAATTGGTTGTACTTGTACCAAAAGTCTAGCATCAACATAAACATCCCATTCATCCAATGAAATTATTCTAATAGCTGTACCAACCGCATTATCAGGTACATCAACTGGTCGTATTTCTGATTTGGTTTGCGATATTTTACCATCTTCATTGATTGTTAGATCAATAGTGTAATAATCATAACCACCTTTATATAACCATGTTTGAAGACGAGTATCTACTAATGTTACTCTATATGCTCCTTTATTGTCATCGGTTGGGTGAGAATTAAGGTAATACATACCTGGTTTTAGAACTTCTTTCCATATGCCCATATATCCTTTATCCACCACTGGAGTAGCTAATTTGTTACCTGCTCCTTCGAGTTCTATGTTTTTTGGTACTTTACCTACTCTTGATTCAATAACTCCAACAAAACCTGCTGGTACATTAGTTGCTGGTACTATATCAACCTTCCACATATATTTATTTATTTTCCATTCACCTGGTTTTAGTGTGTTTAATTGAGGACCCTTTATTCCATTGTTTTCTATGAAATATTTTGGATCAATCATTCTCTTTTCAATATAATCTCGATATTCGCGCTTTGTTAGGGCAGAATCCTTATCTTTTTCGATATTAAAATTTTCTTCACCCACCCAATCTGGTGCAATAAAATCAGTTAATGAACCACCGTCATTTGATGTAAGTAAACCCACGAAACCTTCATTGATTTTTTCATATGGAACAAATTCAATATCATATAAAACCCTTATGAATGGTTGAAAACTGAGCCCTTCTTGTAAAAGATGGGATTGTCTTCCACGTTCACCGTTAACAGCGATAACTCTATTACTATTTAATTCATTTCCATACTTTTTAATTAAATGTCCAGTGTTTTTTGTTGGTGTAAAAACAAAACTAGTTAAGAGACACCCTATTAGTATTACGATAGCTCCCACTCCGATACACACCTTTTTTAATAATGGTGGATTATATCCAACGAACCATCCTCTTTTGAAACCTTGCGCACCAATTACTATTGATGCAATACCTAAAATGATTAAAAATAACCACATAATTTAATTTTCCTTTCTTTGTTTAATTTATAATTTATTTATTTAATTTATTTACTTTTGTTTTATGATATTTTGATTTTAACCCATTTAAAACAATACTAATATCATTAGTGTTTATAAAAGGGATATTATTTTTTAATGTAAAATTTATAAAATTATTCATAGAATTTAATGTTTTTATCATATCAATAATAATATAAGTTTTAAATTTATTTGATATACAATCAACCGCGGTTTGTTTTACTGAATAATCCCCAGGTACCCCACCAATAAAAACATGAGTTATTTGGTTTTCTTTGAGAAAATCAAATAGAGATTTATTATGATTTTTACTGAGTAATCCACTAATTCCATTTAAATATGATCTGGAGAATATGTTTTCATTTATTTTTAATTCGTTAGGAAAATGTGACCCGTTTGTGTTTTCGATACAACAATCATAATAATCAGAAATAATTGCATTTTTTTTCATATTTGTGGAAACGGGAATGATATTTTTAACAAAACAAGTTACATCAAATTTATTTTGATGTTTATTAATTTTATTAATAATAATAGACGAATAAGGTATTTGAATTTTACCATTTATGAATTCGTTTTGTAAGTCGATTATTATTAATGCTGTTTTTATTTTTTTTTCCATTTTATGAAATTAATAAAAAATAATAAGGTAACAAAATTATTTTTGATTTATTTTTAAAACTCGCTATTTTGCAAGTCGATTATTTTTATGAAATTAATAAAAAATAATAAGATAACAAAATTATTTTTGTATTTTTAAAACTCTCCAATAACTTTTAACTGTTCTAACATCAAAAGTATATATATCACTTATTGGGTCTATACTAGTTATAACATACCAATTTTTACCATACCATGATAGAACATTATATTTTTTAATGATTTTAATTATTTCATCTTTTATAACATCTCCCCATTCAGTATAACTTTCATATTTAAATGCATCAATAAATGAGTCTAGTTCATTTTCCATATCTTTCCACCTTTTCTTCACTCTTTCTTTTCTTTTTTTCTTTTTACTCATATATTTTTCGCTTATATTTTAATTGGTTTTATTAAATATAATGTACCGATAATAAAATTAATAATTGGTTATGAAGATGATTTATTTATATTATCTTCGTTTAATGTGACATTGTATTTATTTCTTACTGATTCTAATTGATATAATAATCTTAATATTTTAATATTTTCAATTCCTTTATAATCGTTTCTGATATTTAATTTTGTTTCATTTGTTGGTATCTTAAATAAATCTGAGATATCTAATTTTGTAAAATCAGGTTTTTCAATCCTGTCTAAAAAATTACAAATTTTGTTAAATTCTTTTTTGGTAATTTTCATTTTATGGTTTTTATTTTTTCATTATAGAAAAATGATAAAAAAAAGTTTATTTTAGAATTATTGTTAATTTTTTTTGTATCTTTGCCAAGATAAATTATTTAAAAACAATTAAAAACAATAAAAATGAATTACGAATTAGAAAGCAGAATGGTTGAATTTGGAATTATAGTTGATTATTTTACAATGGATGATATTATTGATGGGGATGTTCCTAATGTGGATTTTGATTATGAAGATGATTTACCAATTTAATTTCTTAAAAATTCTCTAACTACTTTACCCGATTGAGCATTCCATTTTTGTAGATTTCCATTTACATTACCAACAACAACAAATTTGCTATCTGGAGTAAAGGTTATGCTAGTAAGTCTAGATGGAGAATAAAAACTTCTTACTTTTTTACCACTGGCGTAATCCCATATATGTATTCTTCCATCAACAGATGCAATTAATTTACCATCTGGACTGATGCTAATATCAACAACAGGGGCCCCCCCTTTACCTGTTATTTCAGGTAATGAATCAGGGTGTTTAGTTGAATCATCTCTAATATTATATATTTCATATAATTTATTTAAAATTTTATTCATTTTTTTCTATATAATTTATTGTATATATTAAAATTTTTAATTGATTTTTTCGTCTTAATTTTGTAATTTTTTTATTATCTACATTAGGTATTACATTAATAATAACACATTCTTATATTTTTAGAAATGTAAGAAAAAAAATAGATAATATAAATAATAATATAGGTAGATTAGTAAAATGTCCTCAATGTATGGGATTTCATGTATCATTGGTGGTTCAATTCGTTATTCTATTAAAATTAAGAAATGGTTTTATTTTTTATTGGTCAGATATATATTATATACTTTATGGGTTTATTGGGAGTTTTGTTTGCTATATAACTTATATTTTAATTAAACCTTTAATGGATTAAAAGAAATCACCGATCAGAATTCCGGGGATTTCTTTATTCAAATATTTAGTTTTTTCAACACCCTTCATTACAATGAGCAACAGGCATTAATAGAAATTTGATTAATGGTGTAAATAAAATCATAATTATTATTTTTTATTTTTATATATTTATATTAAAATCTGAATTTTTGACAATTAATCTTAATATATAAACACATGAAATATATAAAATTATTTGAATCGATAAAACCATCAAATAAAGAGGAAATTGTATTATGTCCAAGTGGGGAAGTATTATTTATTAGCTCATATCAATTAGATATGATATGTGAATTTTATCCTAAATTATCAATTAATTGGGATGTAAAATTAGAAATTTGGAAATTATTAGATAAGGATAAAAAAGAAATATTAAAATATCTTAATTAGTGACATCTGAAGAATTCAGAATTTTAATTGATTGTTTTGCACATTTTTTAGTTAACCCCCAACCAATATCAACACAATCTTCATGATCTGTATTATTAGATGTTCTAACAAAATTATTTCTTTGATTATCTAACATATCATTATCATCATCTAATATTACATAGTTATCTATATTATGGGTATCAATCCAATATTGTATTTCATGTCCTCTATCAACTAAATCATAGAATTCACATATTCCTTTATTTACTATTTCAATACAATCTGGTGTAATATCAATAACTTTACCAGGTAAATTACGGTGTTTCCACATTTCTTGCATCCTTTTTAATCCATCTGATTTCCAAGTGCTTGATATAACAATTTTAGCTCCAGTTTTTTCAATAATCATTCTTAAATTATCTTCAAAATGTTTATGAAATAACGAACCAAAATCATCCCATCCTTGTGAAATAACATTCAATACACCGTCTATATCTAAAAATATAATTTTCATTTTACAAAGATACATAAAAAAAATAAATAAATTTATTTATTTAGGATAAAAACTAAATTAAAATAATATCCTATATGTTGTATGAAATATGAAACAGCAAATGTAGGAATCGCAATTCTTATTAGAAAGAAAAATAAAATTTTATTAGGAAAAAGAATTTCTAAATTAGGAAATTATACATGGGCTCCACCTGGTGGTAAATTAGAAAAGGGAGAAACCATTAAAGATTCTATAATAAGAGAAACTAAAGAAGAAACAGGTATGATTCTTAGTGATATTAAATTTAATTGTATTACTAATGATATATTTGAAGGTGGAAATCATTTTGTTACTATCTACATGGATGCAATTGAAATTTATGGATTCCCTACAATAATGGAACCAGATAAATGCTCAGAATGGAAATATTTTGATATGGATAATCTCCCAGAACCATTATTTCTTTGTTTCGATAATTTTATCGAAGGTAATTCTTATGGTTAAATATAAAACAGATTAAGAATAATCAATCTTAATCTGTTTAATTGCTTCACTCAAAGTTATTTTTTCTTTTCTAAAAAACGGATCATATTTTTTCTTAATATTTCCAATTAATTTACAAGGTTTAATATTTAATGTTTCCATTATTATTTTACCTGTAAGTGGACTTCTCCATTTAGATTCTTCGTCTTTTTTATTTACTTCAAATATTCTATTTCTAATTATATCAAGAGCACTTTGAAATCGTTCTCTTTTTTCATTACTTTTAGTTGTTATGTCACATTTACAAAAATCCACTAAATCATTTACTATATCTAATCCAATTTCTTTATCAAATCTTCTAATTGCAGATTCAGTTACATTTCTTAAAATTTTAGTTCTACCGTGATAATATATCATTCTATAAACATAATTGATAAAATCTTTATCCTTTATTTTCATTCTTTTGAAAATTTTTATAACCATTTTAGCACTAACTTTTTCGTGTTCGTGAAAAGTCCATTCACCATTTACAAATCTTTTAGTTATAAGTTTTCCAATGTCGTGAAATGATGCAACGACTTTCATTTTAAAAGTGTTGTTTTCTGATTCACAAATATTTTTAAGAACTCCCATGGTATGATAAAAATTATTTTTGTGACCAATAACCTTTTCATCTAAATTAGACAACTCAGGGCATAATTCTAATAATTTACCTGATTTTTGCAATTCAATTAATTTAAGATATGGTTTATCTTCTTTTAATATGTCTAAAAAGTTCATGAATTCGTTTTTTATTTAATTTTTTTATATACCCATCAAAGAAAATTACGACATCTTTAGTGTCGTAGATGAATTTGACTTTAAATAAATGGAAAAAAAATCATTATTTTTTAATTATATATAATTATTAAGTTCTTTGATATCTTGGTTCAAATGGTTCTACAATGAAATCT